GGGTTTCCGCACACGATATTGGAAATCGCGAAGGAAGAAACCCATTTCCACCCCACCCAAAATCCCGTCGCCCTTTTTGAATACCTAATCCGCACCTACACCGACGAGGGCATGGCTGTCCTAGACAACTGCTCAGGCTCCGGCACAACTGCGATAGCCGCCGAGCGCACCGGAAGACGCTGGATCTGCATCGAGCGTGACACGGAATATTACGCCAAGGCTTGCGAGCGCGTAGAGACCGAGATCGCATCTAAGGGTCTGTTTACATGACCCGCCCCTCCAAGCTCCCGACGTGCGAGAAGTGCGAGGGGGAGGTGACGGACGATCTGAAGTGCGAGAAATGCCGCAGGGAATATACCTGGCTGTGGGTGACGATGCGGCAGAGGGGTGAGCGGTGACCGTCGAGCTACGGGACTACCAGCAGCGCGCGATTGACGACATGCGCGCTGCACTCGCTGAGCATGACTCCATCCTCTTTCGTGGTCCGACAGGATGCGGCAAGACGGTGATCGCCAGCTATATGGCTCAGCGTTCTGTCGCGCGTGATCGAAAGATCATCTTCGGCGTCCATCGGATCGAGCTTGCGACACAGACAGCCAAAACCTTCGATCAGTTCGGCATCAAATATAGCTACATCGCCGCTGGCTTCGGCTACAACCCGTTCGCCAAGGCCTATATCGCCAGCGCTGACACCCTCCGCAACCGGCCTGAGTTGCTGAAGGGCTGTAAGCTGTTCGTGCCTGACGAATCTCATTTGTGGGCGAGCAAGACCCGCTCAGCCCTTATCGCCGCCGCCAAGGGTGAAGGGGCTAAGATCGTCGGGCTGTCCGCCACGCCTCAGCGCCTGGACGGAAAACCCCTCGATATGTTCGACGCTCTCGTTGAGGGTCCGTCCGAAGGCTGGCTGATCGCCAACGGTCACCTGTCCGACTATCGCGCCTATGCACCGACTCGTCCCGACCTGTCAGGCCTGCACACCCAGGCGGGTGATTATGTGGTTGGCGAGGTTGAGGACCGCTTTGACAAGCCAGCAATTCACGGCGACGCCATCGCATCATGGCGAAAGTATGCAGCAGGCAAGCGAACGATGGTGTTCGCCATCAGCCGCAAGCACGGCGCGCACGTCACTGACGCCTACAACGCCGCTGGCATCCCGGCTGTCTATATCGACGGCACGACGAGCAAAGGTGACCGCCTGGACCGCATTGAGCGGTTCGCTGATGGCCGCGCGCTCATCCTTGTGTCTATCGCCCTGTGCATCGAAGGGTTCGACCTGTCGGCACAGGTTGGGCGTGACGTGCCTGTTGAGGCCGTCCAGTTGCTCAACCCTACCAAGTCCCTCCCACGCGCCAGACAGATGATGGGGCGCGCACTGAGACCTAAGCCTGAGCCAGCCATCATCCTAGATCACGTCAACATCATTATGAACGCTGACGGCACGGTCAATCACGGCTTCCCTGACGATGAACACGAGTGGTCCTTGGCTGGACGTGAGGGCAAGCGGCAAGAGGGTGTTCCTGACTTCCGCATCAAGAATTGCGCGTCGTGCTTCGGCGTCTATCCGGCATCCAAGCCGCGCTGTCCGTCGTGCGCCAGTGAAGGCGTCGTGAAAGAACGCAAGGTCGAAGAGATCGAAGGCGAGCTTGAGGAGATCCGACGCAAGGAGCAGGCACGACGCACCATGCGCTCAAGCCGCGATCTCGACAGCGTGGCCCGCGTCGCTGTAGAAAGGGGTTACAAGCCCGCTTGGATAGCCCAACGCATGAAGGTCATCGGCAAGCCTGTGTCTTTCTCCAAGGCTATGGAGGCGTATGCCGATGCTAGGAGTGCCGCGTGACACCTGAAGGCCGCCTAATGCGAGAGATCCAGTGTGCGCTTAGCACCGCTGGACATCGCCTTGTCCGCGTCAATGCCGGTCGCGGCTGGGTAGGGCCGACCAAGCGCCACAACGACGGATCAGTGACGATCAAACACGCTCAGCCGTTCGTGGGTGTGCCTGAAGGAGTTTCGGACCTCATAGGCTGCGCAAAAGATGGGGCGTTCGTCGCTATCGAGGTCAAGACTGAAAAAGGCCGTCCGAGTGATTCTCAGACGGCCTATATTCAGATGGTCCGCTCGCTAGGTGGGCGGGCAGGGTTAGCCAGGACAGTGGATGAGGCCCTGGCTATTGCGGCGGGCTAGAAGGGGATGTCGTCGTTCAAGTCATAGGCCGGGATCGGTTTGCTGGCCTCTTGCGGCGTGTATTCCTGTTTTGCCTCGCCCCGATCAGCCCCACCACCCATAAACGTCAACTCGTTCACGGTCAGGCCAAGATACGCCTTGCCGTCATGGGCGCGGGCTGACGGACGGCCCGACACAGCCAGCTTCGACCCCTTGCTGATATACGGAGCCAGCGACTCAGCGCGCTTGCCCCATAGCGCGCAATCGAACCACGTTGCGTCGCGTTTCTCGCCTTTCTTGTCCTTGCCGTTGTCAACGGCGATGCTGAAATTCAGCACCTTGTCGCCGTTCACGTCCTTGATGTCTTTCACGTTGCCGACGTTACCGGCGATGGTCAGGGTTTGCATCAAACTTCTCCTTCACCGCGAAGTGCGGCAATCTTTGCTTTAACGGTTTCAGCGATCTTGATAGCCGCTGCCTTGTCGGTCGCGCCTGCCTTCATTCGGTTGGGCTTGCGTTCGTCCCACCAGGCTTGCAGTTCGTCCGCGTCGCAGGCGGTAGACAGGTGGTTATCGACTTCGCCCATGAAGGCGAGGAGGTCGAAGGCGTCACCCTGTGGCTCGCTGGGCGTCTCAACGACCTTCAGCGGCACAACGTCAGCAGCCAGAGGCTTGACCGAATACGGGGCTTTCTTGCCGCGCGTCACGGTCAGCATCAACGGAGCGTTCGACTTCATATCGCTCATGTGGCTGATACGGATGCCTCCGACCTTCATGCCGCCCCACTTCACTTCGGGGTCGTGATAGAGCGTCATCGACTTGCCGACATAGGCTTTCGAGTCGCCGCCCCATACCAGCACCATGACGCGGGCCATAGACTTGCACGGCTTGTAGGGCCGTCCGTCCTCGCCTTCGTAATGCACGGTGCAGGGCTGCTCAACGCTCGGCGTCACAGTCACCTTCGTGATCTTGATCGTCTTGGGTCCGTCCAGCAGCGAATCCGCGTTTAGCTGATCGCTCTTGGGCTGGATAATTGCCGCCATATCACTCACGTCATCATCTCCTCTTCAATGGCGCGCTCGGTCAGGATCATTTTCCCGGCCTCGACGCGCTGTTCATATGTCGCCAGCTTTTCGGCAATCTTGGCTTCAAAGGAGGCGGACGCATCCAAAATGGCTTGCTGCACGGCCTCGTCGGGATAGACCCGATATGTCGGCATATACATGCCGCCGTGGTAGCTGCTGAAGTCGATCCATTTGCGCCCCGACACCAGCAATCCCGTCTGTAGCTGTAGCACGTGGTCAGCCGGGACTTCACCGCTAACGATAGTCTCTATCTGCGTCTTCTGGCGCGGGGCCTTGCACTCCCACAGGCCGTCATTCCCGACCAGCGCGTCAGGGCTATACCCAATCGCATAGCCCCAGGTGTCGTTCGTGATGAAGCCGACCTGTTCGACCGCCTCATCAATCGCAACCTGTTCGGCGTAGATTTCACGCGCAATAGGCTCCGACTCAATACCGCGCATCATGTCGTCGTTAATATAGCGCGGCTCGATATAGCGGGTAACGCGCTGCGCCAGAAGTTCCCACAGGTGCGCGCGGACCTTGTCGTTATCCGCGATCTTCATTGTCGGGGTCAACAGCAGCTTCATTTCGCTGGCGGTGATGAGGCCGCAGCGGGCTTGAAGCCATGCTTCCGTGCCTTGTTCTAGCGTGGTGTGGATCTTAATCATTGGCTGCTGCACTCTCTTTCATCGCGTCGAGAGCGCGCGTGAGTAGATAGCAAATCTCATCGCTGTTCCCACCAACGCGAAGCGCTCTTGCAGCGTCCTCCGTGGCCTTCTGCGCCACTGCGCGCCAATCTTTTTCTGTCAGCTTCATCTATCTCTCCTCTTGATGTGCCATCACTCTATGTGATACCCATCTTTCAATCAAGAGGGATTTTACATGACGTTTCGAGAGTGGATTGCCGAAAAAACCCCGCAAACACTACATAATGTGTGCGGCTATCGTGATGGCACTATCCGTATGTGGGCTAGTCGCAATGTCATACCGCGTGGCGTTTGGCCTGACCTTATGACGGCGGGTCTAGCCTCGCTGAAAGAGCTTATTGACATGGAACAGGCGTCCCGTCCGTGACCCACTACATCGACCGCACACACGCGGCTCGGTCACTTGGTGGAGACATGACGCCGAACGGGATAGTCTGCCCTGGTCCGGGTCATAGCGCAAGAGACCGCAGCTTGTCCGTGATGCTTGATCCTGATGCGCCCGAGGGATTCATCGTTCACAGTTTCTCCGACGACGATCCAATCCAATGCCGTGAGCATGTCCGCTCCAAGCTTGGTCTCCCCGAGTGGCAACCCGCCAAATCAGACAGGATGCATCCGCTCATGACCAAGCCGAAGATCGTCTGTCATTATGTCTATCAGGACGAGCACGGCGAAAATTACCTTCGCGTCACCCGCAAGTCCGACAAGACGTTCTCGCAGTCGCATTGGGAAATCGACGGCTGGGAGAACGGCAAGCCCAAAGGCCCTCCCGTCCCTTATCGTCTGCCCGAGATCATCGCCCGTCCTGACGACACCATCTGGCTAGTCGAAGGTGAGAAAGACGCCGATAATCTCGCGGCCCTTGGACTGCTGGCGACGACAGCCCCAGGAGGTGGGTCCGCTTTCCCTTTGACGCTTGACTTCGGCAAGTGGTTCGACGGTCGCAAAGTCATCGCCATTGCGGACAATGACCCGACCGGCGCTCGCTGGCGTGATCGCGTCTCGCAGGCCATTGCCGACGTGACGCACATCTCCATGCCAGCGCCTCATAAGGACGTGACCGATTGGCTGACGGCTGGCGGCACAGTCGAGGCGTTGCAGGACATGGCGCTTTATCCGGCTGACTTGGGTCTGGATAATGCACAGGGCCAGCCTCCTAAAGTCACCCCCACCCCGTTTCAGTGGATCGACCCAAGCGCTATCCAGCCCCGCGCATGGCTCTATGGTCATCACCTCATCCGCCGGTTCGTGTCCGTCACAGTGTCCCCCGGCGGTCTAGGCAAGTCGTCCCTTGAGCTTGTCGAGGCCCTCGCCATGACATCGGGCCGCGACCTCCTCGTTGATGATAAGGTCCGCACCGCCGACCCTCTTCGCGTCTGGTATTGGAACGGTGAAGATCCGCAGGACGAGACACAACGCCGCGTCGTTGCCGCAGCCATGCATCACGGTCTTAAGCCCGACGACTTCGCCTCTCGCCTCTTCACTGACACCGGACGCGAGCAGGCCGTGACCCTGGGCGAGATAGCGGCGGGCAAAATTACGCTGGATGAAGACCTCTTTGACGACCTTGAGGCTGAGATCCTCGCGCGACAGATCGACGTGTTCATTCTCGACCCGTTCGTGTCCTCGCATCGCATGGGCGAGAACGACAACAACGCCATTGATGCCATCGTCAAACGCCTAGGCAAGCTCGCTGAGCGCGCTAACTGTGCCGTCGAGATCGTTCACCACGTTCGCAAACCAGGCGGTGGCTCCAAGGAGCAGACCGACGTTAACGACGCTCGCGGCGCATCAGCCCTCATTGGTGGCGTTCGTTCGGCCCGCGTCCTCAACGTCATGAGCGAGGAGATCGCTGAGGCCATCCCGAACTTCAACATTGAAGATCGCTTCTCCTATTTCAGCGTCACCAACGGCAAGGCCAACATGTCCAAGCGGTCGTCTGACGCTAAATGGCGGCACCTTCACGACCACGACCTATGCAACGGTCCTGTAGGCGTCTCTGACCACGTTGGCGTCGTTGAGCACTACGCTCTGCCCGAGAAAGCCCACGCTCTCGCTTCACTTCCCCACAACGCAGCCATGATCGCACAGCGCGCCGTTCACGATGCACCTATGGCCGCGCGCTACGACACACAGTCACCGGATTGGGTCGGTCACATCCTTGGCAAGAAATTCGGCATCGATTCTGTGGATAAATCTGGCAAGTCAACACTCCTCATCGCCATCAAAACATGGCTTCAGAGTGGGGTGCTGGTGATGGAACTCGCCAAAGACGGCAAGGGGAATATGCGCCAGTTCGTCCGCTGCCCAGAGAATGAAATCCCAATGGCGACGGGCCTTTCAACGCCCGAACCCGAAGAGTATGAGGACCCATTCTGACTTCCTCACCTTGCTCTCACAGGTGAGGAACAGGTGAGGAAAACACCCCCTGTTTAACTTGGCGGTGGTGGGCTTGACTTTCGGCTTCCTCACCTGTAGCCCCTAGGGGAACCCGGCGGGGCTTTACAGGGGTGAGGAGACGCCAAAGTCATTCCCCCACCTTAGCCAACCAAGTGAGGATAAAGTGAGCTTCGGAGTTAAATACGACACGATGCTTTCGCGAGTGTCTAAGGGCATGAACCTTCACAAGGCCTGCACCGGAAGAGGGACGCCATCTTATGATTCTGCTCGTGGTCGGCTGAAGCGAAACACTGACGGCATTCGAGAGGCGTATGAAAAGGCTGTCTCTGACGGTAAGGAAAAGACGCCATGACAGACGAACTTAAACCCGCAGTCGGACGCCCAACCAAATACGATCCTGCTTACTGTGAAGCTGTGATTGAGGATGCGGCGAAGGGCTTTTCCTTAAGTGCCTTCTGTGGAGGCATCCTAGTGGCGCGAGACACGCTCACTGGATGGCGTGAACAGCACCCTGAGTTCGATCAGGCTTGCAAGGTCGCCAAGCTGGTCAGAGCGCGTTTCTTGGAAACCGGCATCATGGACATGTCTGTTCCTGCGCCCGCCATGAACGCCCGTAAGTTCGCCCTGGTTAACTGCGCCGAAGAGGACTGGCGCGAACCGAAGCAGATCCTAGAACACACCGGCACAGACGGCGGGCCTATTCAGACGGTTGGTTGGGTGGCTAAGGCGGACGATGACTTGCTGATGCGGATTGCGGCTCTCAAGTCGGAGGAAAAATAATCCGATAGTGGGTTGCGCAATATCTGCACATCTGGCATAACCAATCAACGGCGCAGGGCAATGAAGCACTAGCCGGATGGATTGAAGATTATGGCCGGTCACATCGTTATTATCGAAGCCCTGAACGCCTACCTCGACCAGGGCATTGGCAACACCGCCGCCATCCAAGCCAAGATCGCTTGGCACAAGGCTTGGCTGGCGGAACGAGGGGTGTTCGTGGCGTGAGGCGAGACGACTTCTGGCTAACCCGCATCCATGACAACCGGATGCGGGGGCTGCTCTCCGAACTAGCAGAGGCCATCCAAGACAGCGACGACCCTGACACGCTGCATCTTGTCGCCTCATCCCTCCGACTTGGCTTGGTTAACCTAGCCAGCCACCGCGAACAGGAGCTTCGCAATGAACGAGAAAGAATCTTGTCCGCTCTGTCTGGCTCAGCCGTGCGATTGGGTAACCGATCCGCACCGGGCAACGGACGCCCTTTTTCTAGCTACGGCAGACCTAAGAATTCGGTCGGGCGTGGGTGAAAAGCCCATGCTGTCTGACTTGCCCCAGATCATCGGCGACAGATTGAGCGCGGCCACGCAGATCATCGCCGCGCTTAAGGATTTGACGGATGCGCCAGAAGGAAAGACGGTCTTCGGCAAGGACGCGGGACAATGGCGCTACAAGGCGCAGCAGTGGCTGCTTATGGAGCCCGAATGATGCGGCGGTTGGTTTTGCTACGCTGGCCCAAGCCGCCAAAGCCCTCGATAGACGCACAATTTTCTTGCGCGCTCAAAATAAGTGAATAGCACACAGATGAACTCCGACCAATACCGAGCCGCCCTAACCACCCTCGGCCTCACACAGCAGGCCGCAGGGCGTTGGCTTCGTGTATCGCCCAAGACCGCACAGAACTACGCCAAGCACGGTCCTAGCGGGCCTGCTGCTGTGGCGGTGGAGATGCGCTTGGCGTTGATGCCGGTGTTGGCTGAGATGGTTGTGTCTCGCAATGACATCGATATTGATGATTGGATTGACGCGCTGTCAGAGGTCCTGAAAGGGGAGGCGGGGTGATGAAGTATTATGTTGATTGTGAATTCGACGGACACGATGGACCGCTTCTGAGCGTTGGGATGGTGAGAGAAGATGGCGAGAGCATACACATTCGTGTTGACATTGATCCTATGGATCTGTGGGTCCGCCAAAACGTATTGCCCCTAATGGACAGCCACGAAGCAGATTATTCGCGCACAATTTACCCGAACGAGGTTGGCGGGTCTCTGCGCTGGTTCATGAGCGCCGACAAGTCGCCAGTGATTGTCACTGATAGCCCTGTTGACGTGGGTCGCTTCTGTCGCGCTCTATCAACTGGACCGGATGGCGGTTGGGCTTCTGCCGACTATCCGCGCATGACATTTGAGGTTCACAACGTAGATTGCTATCCGACTGATTTGGAAGGTGCCGTTCAGCATAACGCATGGTGGGATGCTATGGCTTTGCGTCGTAAGCTGACGGGAAAATAACCCGTTGACACCGTGACCGGTCGTGGATAGTGTCGGTTATCAGATGGAGAGACGGGCATGGCAATCGTTGGACAAGAAGCAAACACCGTTTACGGAAAGGGCGTCGTCGCCAAGGTCAACGGTAAGTCGGTGATCGTCACGGTGAACGGTCAAGATCACAAGCTGAGCGCCAAGCAGTTCGGGATCATGAACTGATGGCGAAGGATGATCCGCAAACAATCGTCAAATGCTACGAGAAGGATACCGGCTTTGAAATGGGTCCGCGTCCTGATTGGACCACGCAAGAGCAGCGCGCCTTCATGGACTGGTGCGAGAAGCACGTCGTGGAGTGGAAGGCCCGCACAGATGCTCTTGGCTACGTCTGGCCCTGCTGGTGCATTGGCACGGTAGGCATGACGCAGACCTATCACGAATGGCTCAAGGAAAGAGTTGGGTTGTGAACGTCCATGGCTGGCCGAAAGGCATGACGCAAGGTGCTGTAGCTGACATTCGAGAGGGGCGTGGATTGCCGCCGCTTGGAAGTCTGTCCCACGAAGCTAAGCTGAGGAGGATGACAAACCTTCTGATTCAATCGGATCTTTTCGCACCGGACATGGCTGACAGAGACCAGCGCATCCAGGCCGCTTACGATCTGGCGTATTTGATGGAGAATAACGCATGACCCCCTCCCGCCGCGCCGCAGAGACGGCTAACAAACGCGCCGAACGCCTGCGCAGGAAGGAGGCGGGGGAGGTGAGGTGCGAACTCTGGTTAGACCAAGACACGCTTCTCAAGCTGGACCTGTTCGCCTCGTCTCAGAGCGTTGGAAGATCCGCAGCCGTCGAAATCCTTATCGCAAATGCTCCGAGGTGGTGAAATGACCAACCCGACCCTTGAACGCGCGGCTAGGGCTTTGGCTGGCCACTTCGGTTGCGAATGGGACACCATGCGCGACGCCGACAGAGAAACGATCCGAGGCTATTGCCGCGCCGTGCTGATGGCTGTGCGGTCTGTAGAGCCTGATTTGTGGCACCGCGCCAATAACCATGCGTGGCAAAACGACAAAAGCACCGTAGACCACGCGCCAGAGGCCGTTTGGCCTTTGATGATCGACACCATTCTGGAACCAACCCCCACGCCAAACGCTGACGGAGAGAAGTGATGATTTTTGTATCTGTTATGCTTGCTCTTTCGGCCTGCGTGTGTTGGTTGATTTGGACAATTTGGGAAAGCTCTCGTAAATGACCCTCCTCCTCACCTTCCTAATCGCCCTCGTGGTCCTGGCGCTCGTTCTTTACGCCATAGACCTGATCCCGCTCGGTGAT